CGAAGGTTACGAGCCTAACGGCTCCCTTCCAGAAACGGATTAACAAGTTACCGGCCCGGCACTTTTCCTTTTATTTTCATTATAGGGATCAGCCCCCCCCCAATGCTGGGCCGGTAAACCTAACCCAAATTTCAAAACAGGAGGCCAGTATGGCTCAAGTAAACGTGGACCCTAAGTCGGCAATTGACTTTGGCGGTAAGTCTCTAGCAGCGCTAGGCGCGTTTCTTTTGGCGGATTCAATCTTCTTGCCTGACGTGTCTGTCACGCCGGGTTTCATTGCTCCGCTTGTCGGCTGGATCGTTTGCGGCGGCGCTGCGGTTGTCGCTTGGCGGCTGGTTAAGCCTTAGAGCGCGGTCATGATTGACGATGAACGACCCGTCCCAGAACAGGATCAAAAGACAGGCCGATTTCAACCGGGTAATAACGGCGGGCCTGGCCGACCTAAAGGCTCACGCAATAAATTAGGCGAGGCTTTCCTTGCTGACTTCCTTAGTGATTGGGAAGAGCATGGCGTGACAGCCATTCAAACAATGCGCGCTGATCGGCCTCATGAGTATGTGAAAGTTGCTGCATCGATCCTTCCAAAAGAACTGAACGTGAAAGTGTCCGAGTTTGACGAACTCACTGACGACCAACTTGACAAACGCATTACCGCACTCGCTGACGCGCTCCGACTTGAAATTGGAGCTAGCAAAGCTGATGGCGGAAAAACAAAAGCGTTGCCAAGAAAATCGCTTAATTGATTATCAGCCTTACGCCAAGCAACGTGAGTTTCACAAAGAGTTGCAGCGCGAAGCTTTGCTTATGGCTGGCAATCAGCTTGGCAAAACGTATTGCGGGGCAGCTGACACAGCGTTTCATCTGACGGGCCTTTATCCAGATTGGTGGGAAGGTCGGCGCTGGGAACGTCCTGTGCGCTGGTGGGCAGCGTCTAAAACTGGCGAAGTCACTCGCGATGGTGTGCAACGATATCTTGTTGGCGAGCCAAAGGATGAAAGTCAGTGGGGGACGGGCATGGTTCCTAAAGACTGTCTGTTATCCTCTAAGCGCCGTATGGGCGTTGCTGACGCGCTGGATAGTATCACGGTTAGGCATGTTTCTGGCGGGATTAGCACGCTTGGTTTCAAGTCTTACGACCAGGGCCGTCAAAAGTGGCAAGGTGAGACACTAGACGGCGTTTGGTTTGATGAAGAGCCGCCCATGGATATTTACATGGAAGGCTTAACCCGAACGAATGCTACGAAGGGCTTAACGCGCATTACGTTTACGCCTTTGCTGGGGATGTCCGATGTGGTCAGCATGTTCTTAAATGAAGAGGCTTTAGAGGCCGCATGAGTCGCTCCGTCATCCGCATGACGATAGATGACGCGGAACATTACACACCGGAAGAGCGTCAAGCGATTATTGATAGTTACCCGCCGCATGAGCGGGAAGCGCGGGTTAAAGGCATTCCTTCGATGGGTTCGGGTCGCGTGTTTCCTATCGCGCAAGAGCAGATCGAGTGCGACCCAATGCCAATCCCTGACGAATGGGTTCTGATCAACGGCATAGATTTTGGCTGGGATCACCCAACGGCTGCGGTGCAGCTTGCTTGGGATCGTGACGCAGACTGTCTTTATGTCACGAAGGAATACAAGCAGCGTGAGGCAACTCCGATTATTCACGCGGCGGCAATAAGAGCCTGGGGTGAATGGGTGCCTGTTGCCTGGCCGCATGATGGATTGCAACACGATAAGCAATCAGGCGTAACGTTAGCGGATTCTTACCGCGAGCAACATTTAGAAATGCTGGCAGATAAAGCCACGTTTGAAGATGGCAAAAACGGCTTGGAAGCTGGCGTGATGGAAATGCTGGAACGAATGCAAACTGGCCGCTGGAAAGTGTTTAGAAGCTGTCAAGCGTGGTTCCAAGAGTTTAGCTTATATCACCGCGTTGACGGGCTGATTAACCCAATCAAAGACGACCTTTTGGCGGCGTCTCGATATGCGATGATGATGAAGCGATTTGCAGAAAATAAGCCGAAGCCTCGCGGCAATAAGCGGAAGGACAATAGTGGATGGATGACGCTGTAAAAGCTTCCGGCTATGACGACGAAGACGAGCAAGAGTCTGCGGAATCTGCGGCTGATACGTTTTTAGACAAGCGCCGCGCTGAGTTTGAGCGGGATCTGGAAGCAGATCGCGACAACCGCCGGGAAGCTTACGACGATTTGCGCTTTGTGGTTGATCCGGCAACGCAATGGGACAGCCGCGACAGGCAAAACAGAGAAGCAGAGAACCGACCTTGTCCTTCGCTTAATCGTCTTGTGCCGTTTCTAAAGCAAGTGACTTCCACAATACGCACAAACAAGCCCGAGATAAATCTAAAGCCTGTTGAGACTGACGACCGCAATATCGCAGAATGCTTCGAGGGTGTAATCAACCACATTGAGCGCAATTCAAACGCTGCCCGCCAATATGCAGCATGGGCAGATGATGGCGTTGCTTGCGGCATTGGTCACTTGCGCGGCTCAATTGTTGAGTCAGAGATTAACCCGGATTTCCTGGATGCAGAACTAGAGTGCATTGAAGATCCGTTGAGCGTGATCTGGGATAGCAGTTCAGTGAAAGCCAATCGCTCTGACGCGCGACGGTGCTGGGTGATTGACTACATCCCAGATGAAGAGGTTGAAGACGAGTTTCCAGATGCGCAAGGCGAGTGGCCAGACGAAGAGGAATCAACCGCTTGGACTGATTGGCATGACAGCGAGTCCGAAGAAACGCGAATTTGCGAATATTATTGCGTGAAAACCGAAAAGGTTCGCCGGTTTGAAGATCCGATGACGGGCGAAAGCATAATAGTTCGCGGCGAAGACGAAGCGCCCGAGGGTTTGGTGCCTTTGGTTGAAACCACCGAAAAGGTCTGCCGCGTTTGGTTGCTTACAGGCGGTAAAATCCTGCGCGGCGGATTAGATGGCGAGATTGTGCCAGGCGGTCGCATCCCGATTTTTCCATATATTCCAAATGAGAAGCGGATCGGCCGGCGTAAAGTTCGCAAGGGCATAATCAGAGACGCTAAAGACAGCGTTCGGATGATTAACTGGTCAATGGCTTTAATGATTGAGGCGATGGCCGCAACGCCTAAGCCTAAGTGGACAGGGCCAAGCAAAGCCTTTGAAGGCTTCGAGGAAGAATGGTCGCAAGCGAGTTTGTCGAACAAGTCTTATTTGCCATACAACGATAAGGCGTCAGCGCCTCCGGTCTATAATCAGCCTCCGCCTTTCAACGTTGGCTTAGTCAACGCAATGCAGGTCTTTGACGAAAACATAAAGCAAGTCACTGGCATTTATGACGCTTCGCTAGGCGCTCGATCAAATGAGACAAGCGGGCGCGCTATTCGGGCGCGTGAAGAGCAAGGCGACATGGCCACGTTTGATTATATCGACGAGTTCAACCATGCGCTGAAAGAGGTTGGCCGTTGGCTGGTTCGGATCATTCCAGAGATTTACACCGAAGAGCGCCAGATTCGCGTTTTGGGCAAGGACCATAAAGAGAAGGTTATCCAGATTAACGGCTTTGACCCTGCGTCTGGCCCAATCAATCCAATGGAGCGCACGCACTTCGACGTTGCGGTTAAGGTTGGTCCTGGCTTTGCCACGCAGCGCGAAGAAGCGGCTGAAACCATGCGAATGGCTATTCAGTCAGCGCCGCAGATGGCTCCAATCTTGCTTGATTTGATGGTTTCAAATGAGGACTGGCCGGGTGCCGAGAAGGCTGCGAAGCGATTGGCTGAGATGTTGCCGCCAAATATCAAGGCGATGGAACAAAAGGAGTCGGGTGAACCGCCAACGCCTGAGCAACAGCAACAAGACGCGATGCAAATGCAAATGCAGCAAGCTCAAATGCAGATGCAACAGCGCGCGGCGGCTGCTGAAATCCAATTGAAAGAGGCGCAAGCGGCCAAAGCAATGGCAGAAGCCCAAAGAGCGGCGCAACCGGAAACGCCAGCGCAAGTTGATAATAGCCAAGCGCAATTGCGAGCGTTTGAGATACAGCAACAAAGCGAACTAGAACGCGAGCGCATGGCGCAAACTGGCCAGATCGAACGTGAAAAGATGGTTCAGGACGCTTTGAACCAGGACAAGAAGCTTCTGGCGGATTTGCAGAAATTCGAGATGGAATTGCGCGCCAAGCTTGCAGAGAAGGCGATGGAGCCTGCTGCGAGTGTTGAAGGCGATGTTGAACCGGATCCAGGACCAGACCCAATGCAAGAAACGCTTGCGGCGGTCGGCGGTATGATTGCGACCTTGCAAAGCTCTATCGAGCAGCAAACGGCCCTGCAAGCGATGCCTAAGCGCATTGTTAGAGATCCGAGCGGAAACATTATAGGCGCTGAAACGGTGGCGGAAGTATAGATGGCATTTACGGCAACTGATTGGAGCATTACGCGCTCTTCTGGCAACGTGCGTTATATTGGCGATGACCATAGTGGTTTAACGCCAAGCTATGCGACAGTGATCGAGCTTCACCGCGCTTTGCAAGACTTTGCAGACGATGCTTCAGCGTCAGGAGACGACGAGCTAGATATTACAGACGCGACGCCTTCGGATCGGTCCACTGATAACATTATCACGCTTTTGAATGGCTTTAACATTGATGATACGGCAGCAGAACACCTCTATGACGGCTCTGTCATTCAAAGCAGCGGCGATGAGATTTATGATGGTGTCTCGGTCATTGGTGCGTCCAGTAACGTGCAGATTATTCAAAACGGCGCTGTCCTGGCAGATGATTGGTGGAACAGCAACGGCGGCTTGAACGCCGATCCTGCAAAT